TGCTTCATCAATAATAACCAAATCAAAGTTTTCTTTAAGAATGGTAGAGTTTTCTCTATTTGATTCATCGTGGAAGTTTTTGATGATATCATAATTTACAATTACATAATCAGCACTTTCCCACTTTTTCCCTTCAACTATTGATATGGTTTTATCGGTATAGTTTTTAATTTCTCTATACCAATTGATCTTCAAAGAGGCGGGACAAATAATTAAAACCTTCTTGGATTCAACTTCCAAAGATGCAATTACTGTTGAGGTTGTTTTTCCAAGACCCATATCGTCAGCCAATATAAACTTATCATTAGAAACCAATTTTTCGATTGCGATTTTTTGGTGTTCCATAGGTGGTCGGACAGAATACTTATCATAGTCTATTTTTACCTCTTTTTGTTTCTTCAACAAACTGGCTTTTGGTAAATAGAAGTCGTGTAAATCTTCACTTTCAAAAAACTTCCCCCACACATGAAACGCCTTATCACCCTCAACCAATAGTTTTTCAATATAAACTTGTTTTGGTGGTTCGGATAATAATTTATCAAGAAATATTTTCTCTGAAAAATAAAAATCAATATCAACCCACTTTCTGGCGACCTTTGGGGTTTTGTCGTGGTTTTCTAAAATATATGTCGCTTGGTTTTTGGAGATCTTAAAGTTCTTTTGATTTTTTGAACTTTTTTTTAATTTCAGGATATAATTATTGGAACCTTCATAGGTGTCCAAAATTGACATCGCCTTAACTTCAGGCAAATTATGTGTCTTGGATGTTTTTTCTCCCATAACGTAATAAAAAATAGTTTATTTTTGTGTATTTATCAATAATATGAAAGACCTGATCAAAAAAATATTAAAAGAGGAAACATCAGATCTCAAACCCGCATTGATTAAAGCATTCTATGGTTTCATGGAAATGGAGACACAAGGTTATGAGATTTATGTTGATATTCCTGAAAACAGATTTAGATACAATCCTGAGTCCATTTGGATCATCAATCCAAAGACCAAAGGATGGATTATAGGATTACTAAAATCAGGAAAACTTTGGTATTATGGCCCACTTTACGACAATTTTTTAAATTGGTTTAATGAGGAACGTTCTGTATTTGAACAACTTATAAGGATGTGGGTGGAGGACGTTCTCAAAAGAGGGGTATTAACAATTCCGGTCCCAATGCCGGCAGCGATCCGTTCGGTGGGGGACGTTCTCAAAAGAGGGATATTAACAACACGGTTTCACTTCGCTCCAGGGGACGACCGGGTGGAAGACGTTCTCAAAAAAGGAATTAAAATATCATGAAAGACCTAATCAAGAAAATATTAAAAGAGGAAACATCGGATATCAAACCGTCTTTGATCAGAGCATTCTATACTTTCATGGAGATGGAAATGGAGGGTTATAACATTTATGTAGATACTCCTGAAAATAGATTTGAATACAATCCTGAATCCATTTGGATTATAAATCCAGACACTAAAGGATGGATTATAGGATTTAAAAGGTTCGGAAAACTTTGGTATAACACTCAACTTTACGAAAATTTTTTAATTTGGTTTAAGGAGGACAAATCTGTATTTGAACAACTTATAACGATGTGGGTGGAGGACTTTCTAAGAAGAAAAGTGTCAACAATACGAATGATTTACACCGATATGAATCCCGAGGTGGAGGACGTTCTCATTACAGGAATTGAACTACAATGAAAGACTTAATCAAAAAAATTTTAAAAGAGGAAACAGAAGAGGTATTGGTAATACCGGGTTTTAATATTTTTCTTGATGGTGAAGAAGGATTACTTAATTTTTTGAGAAAATACGGTCATAAAAAATGGTCATTTAATGATGATTTAGATTTTTTCAACAGAAAAATTCTTGTAACTCTTTTTGATAACCCTGAAGACCTAAAATATTTAAATAATTTGGTTGATGTTTATGGTGAACTTGATCTTTATAGGGTTAAAGATTTAAAAAGTTTAAATAATTTAAAACGTGTGTATGGTAATATGGATATTCGTGGAACTTCAATCACATCGTTAGATAGTTTGGAATATGTTGAAGGTGCTTTAAGGGTTAATTCAAAACTTATTGAACCAATTCTTGAACGAATAAAGTCAGGGAAACTTAAAGTTGAGGAACTATATCATTATTTCGACCAAGTACCACTACCCGAATAAAAAACTTATTTTCAATATTTATAGTGTATGAATAGAAAAGTACCTATAAACAGGCTTTCAAAATTTTTTGGTGATAAAGATTTTTCTTTAGAATTAGAGATGGGTCAAGAATGGCTCTATGGTGATATGAACTTTACATTAGTTTTATATCAAATAGATCAGTCCAAAACAAAAAAAAGTAATGTTTACGGTGAAGTAGAAGAAGATGGAATTGTTTATAAAACACCCGTTGAATTCAAAGGTTATGTAAGAGTTATGGAACCCCAAAATGAAAACTTGGGATCCACCAAACTCAGAAACTTAGAACCTGGAAATATTCAAATATCTGTTTATATTTCAGAACTTGAAGAGTTGGGTATAGACATAAAATATGGTGATTATATCGGTTATTATGAAACCGAATCAAGAGTCAGATATTATACTGTAGTAAACGACGGAAAAGTAACTTCAGACAATAAACACACTTACGGAGGGGTATATCCTTATTATAGGACAATTATTGCTTCACCCGTTAAGGACAACGAATTTAGAGGAAACTGATGGGATTTCCAAAGAAGATAAAGAAGAAAATTGACTTAGTTCCTGATAAGATACTTCTTGATAGGAGGGAACAACTTTTGGATTATATTACAGAAGATGGAACTTATCTTCCCAAAAGTATTCTACACGAAGATCTTGATTTGGGAATGTTGGAGTTTGTGAAGAATGATCTTTCAACCGTTGTGTCAGGAAAAAAAATACCCACCATTGATATTATCATTACGACTCAGAATTGGGCACAATTTGCTGAAACTTGGAATTTTACGGATTTAGATGAAAATATAAATCCACCCTTTATCGCTACTGTTAGAAACCCTGATGTAAAATTCGGAACCAATCCGGCTCTGAAATATAACATTCCAAACAAAAAAATGTTTTATTATGCCAAGGTTCCAACGTGGGATGGAAACAGAAAAGGTATGGATATTTACAAAATACCTCAACCTGTTCCTGTTGATATAACATTCAATGTCAAGATTTTTTGTAATAGAATGACTGAGTTGAATGCATTTAACAAAGTCGTTGTTTCTAAATTTGCTTCACGACAGGCTTATACATTTATTAAGGGTCACTATATTCCGATTATATTAGAAAATGTTTCGGATGAATCTGTTTTGGATTTGGAAAAAAGAAAGTACTATATTCAAGATTATAGTTTTACAATGCTTGGGTTTTTGATTGATGAAAAAGAGTTTGAGGTCTATCCAGCCATTAATAGAATCCTTCAGATGGTTGAGGTGGTCCCTCCAAAAAGAAAGAGGCAAAAATTTGTTGTTCCTGATTTAAGAGATTCTAACTTTTCTTTTTCTTACTTAAATGGGCTTACAACTTTAAGTCAAAAATTTGATTTCAATGCCGATCTGACCTTTGGTGATTTAATCAATGTTGAAAGTTACTATGTCTACGTCAATAATGAATATTTTGGTGAAAACTCTCCTTTAGTTTTTGTAAATAATGGTGATATTGTTTCGATTACCATTAGGAAGGTGGACGATAATGAAGATAGTAAAATTATGGTGACATCAAAGTTGATTTGATCATTCACCATATATGTCTTTCTTTTTTTTACAATTATCCGTAATTAATTTTTCCACAAATTTGTGTATTTTAATACCATTCTTCATACAGTAATTTTTTAATACTAAATGATGTTCTTCTGATATTTTTATATTCTTCATGTAGAAAATATACGTTAATGACGTATTAAATCAAGGATAAAAAAAGAAGAAAAAATTATCTTTTTTTGAAAATTTGTTTTGTAACCCCATTCTTTTGAGATTTTCCATAATATTTATGAAAAAATAAAAGTAAAGAATTTTTAATCAAAAAATGGCAACAGCAAATTCAGTATTCGTATCTCCTGGAGTATATACTTCAGAACGAGACTTATCATTTGTGGCTCAAAGTGTTGGTGTTACCACATTAGGTCTCGTCGGTGAGACTTTACAGGGACCCGCGTTTGAACCCGTCTTCATCAGAAATTTCGATGAATTCCAATTGTATTTTGGAGGAACCAATCCAACCAAATTTGTAAACACTCAAATCCCAAAATATGAAGCGGCTTATATAGCTAAAGCATATCTTCAACAATCTAATCAACTTTTTGTAACAAGAATTTTGGGTCTTTCGGGATATGATGCTGGACCATCTTGGTCTATCAAAACAATATCTAATCCCGATGTGAACACCATAGGTCTTTCTTCTGACTTGGGCACCTTTGGTTTCACTTTCGTCGGTACAACAGCATCAACCACTAGTATAACTATCACTCTTTCAGGTGGTGGTGCTAGTTCTTATATTTCAAGTGTCACTGGAAACACTGTAACTTTTGCAGATGGTACAAGTTCTACTATCTTGGATGAACTTGAGGGTTTTGCTTTTGATGTTATTTCCGATAATACTTTATCTGGTGATACAGCATATGTATATGGTTCTTTATCTGCCGGTACGTTCAACGCTCTCACCGCTGCTGGTTTCACTGAACTCGTCAATGTTTTTGGTTGTGATAATCTGAACGAGTCAAGTGCTGATTTAACAGCAGTTAGTAATGACACTTGGTACTACGGTTTGTTTGAGTTGACAAATAATACATACTCAGGTCTTTCATTCTCTTCTCGTATTTCGACTCTTGTAACCAATGGTACAGGTTCGTATACAGGAACTTGTGTTGGTTTTGTGAACTCCTATACCGCTGACACTTATTCTGATTCACATGATTTGATCGTGGGTACATTCAGATCTCGAGGAGTTTCTCAATACACCGATAATACTAATCCTACTTATGAGGTTACAGGAACTACCGATGTTGTTATGTTAGACAACTTGGATGGTATTTCACAAAATCCTTTCAACAATTTCACAGTTTCTGGTATTACCAAAGATTCTGTCACCTTCAGTTTCCAAACTTCTTTCCAATCATCGAATACCGACTTTGTCGGAAAAGTATTTGGTAGATCTAACTTTAACAAAGATAGAACCGAGGTTCCTTTGTTCATCGAGGAGGAATATTCAGGTCTTTTAGCGACACTTTACAACCAAGGTAAAGTTAGAGGTCTCTCTACAAGTTTGGTGTCGTTCGATTCCGCTCAAAGTTTGGATCCTAACACTATCGGTTGGTACTGTGAACAATATCAGACACCCGCGACACCTTACGTGGTTTCAGAACTGCGTGGTGATATAGTGGAAAGATTGTTCAGATTTATTTCAATTTCTGACGGAAACAATGCAAATAGACAAATTAAGATTTCTTTGGTCAACATGTCTTTCGCAAACAATAACTTTGACATTTTAGTTCGTGATTTCTACGACACAGATGAAAATCCTGTTGTTTTAGAGAGATTTGCAAACTGTACGATGAATGTTTCAAGTCCGAGCTACATCGCTCAGAAAGTCGGAACAGCTAATGGTGAATATGAGTTGAAATCTAAGTACATCATGCTCGAATTAGTGGAGGGTCACCCAGTTGACGCACTTCCTTGTGGATTCGAAGGTTATATTTCGAGAAATTACTCAACAAATATTTCACCTTTCTTGGTCTATAAAACACAATACTACACACCTGGTCAACTTGTTTATACCCCTCCATTTAACATTCCTGTACTAACAGCGGGTGGTGGAGCTTCTAATGTAAGAAGTTCGGGAGATAAGGTAAGAAGAACTTACTTGGGTATTTCGAATGTACAAGGATTCGATGCTGACTTCTTCTCCTACAAAGGAAAACAATTACCTGACAATATAGCTACTGACACCACCTCGGCAGATTGGAACTACCTAACTCAAGGTTTCCATATGGATGTTAATGCAAGTGCAATTACAATACCAAGTACTTACGTCACTTCAGGTCAAACAGCTTACCAATGTGGTGTTGCTACCTTCCAAGCAGAACCAACATCTTCATCAAGTCCATACTATAAAATTTTCTCACGTAAATTTACTATTTTACCGGCAGGTGGTTTTGACGGGTGGGACATCTACAGAGAATACAGAACTAACGCGGACGCTTACCAACTCGGAGATACAAAATATCTTCTTGGGGCCGCAGCAACGGCTCAATTCCCTGACGCGTCAGGATGGGGAGCATTCAAGAAAATTACCGATGGTGAAAACACAGAGTGGGCGAATACTGACTACTACGCTTACCTCAAAGGTTTCCAAACATTCAATAATCCAGCGTCTGTCAACATCAACGTATTTGTAACACCGGGTATTGATTATGTAAATAACTTAGCTTTGGTACTAGACGCTATTGATATTGTAGAACAGGATAGAGCTGACTCGATTTACATTACCACTACACCCGATTATGAAATGTTTGTGTCATCCACCTCGAATCCTGATGACTTCATCTACCCAACAGATGCGGTGGTTAATTTAGAGGACAGTGACATCGATTCGAACTATACCGCTACATACTACCCTTGGATTTTGGTAAAAGATAGTGTGAACAATACAAATCTTTGGATCCCACCAACATCTGAGGTTGTAAGGAACTTAGCTCTTACCGACAACATTGCTTTCCCTTGGTTTGCATCGGCGGGTTACTCGAGAGGTTTGGTTAATGCGGTCAAAGCAAGAAGAAAACTCACACAAGAAGATAGAGACATCCTTTATCAAGGAAGAATCAACCCGATCGCAACATTCTCTGATGTGGGTCCTGTGATTTGGGGTAATAAAACTCTCCAAGTTCGTGAGTCGGCACTTGACAGAATCAACGTAAGAAGATTGTTGTTACAAGCTCGTAAGTTGATTTCAGCGGTTGCTGTGAGACTTCTCTTCGAACAAAACGACCAACAAGTTAGACAAGACTTCTTGGACGCAGTCAATCCAATCTTGGATGGTATAAGAAGGGACAGAGGTTTGACGGACTTCAGAGTGACGGTTTCAAGTTCTCCTGAAGATATTGATAGAAACCAATTGACTGGTAAGATTTACATCAAACCAACAAGATCTTTGGAATTTATTGACATCGAATTTGTAATCACACCAACAGGTGCATCATTCGAAAATATCTAAACAACTATTTAATAAAAGGGGGAGAAAAGGTCTCCCCCTTTTTTAAAAAATGAAACTACTACGAAAAATAATATCAGAATATGTAGAGGAAAAAGTCCTCTCTGAAGGTTTTGATGAAGACTTGACCCCTGATTCAAAGTATTACGCTTTTGATTGGGACGACAATATTGTTTATATGCCGACCAAAATATTGGTTTTATCTGATGACAATAGAGAGGTAGGTATGGGTAGTGAAGATTTTGCAAAATACCGTGAACAAATCGGAAAAGAACCCTTTATTTATCACGGACTCACTATTGTTGGTTTTGCAAAAGATCCTTTTAGACATTTCTCAGTTGCTGGTGATAAACAATTTGTAATTGATGCACTTACCGCACCTCCCGGTCCGTCGTGGAACGACTTTGTAGAGTGTTTAAATGGAGGATCTATATTTGCAATTATTACAGCAAGAGGTCACTCACCAAAAGCGATCCGAGAAGCTTGTAAAAATTATCTTCTGATGAACTACAATGGTTTGAATGGAAATGTTTGTTACGAAAATTTAAAAAAATATCGTGAATTAACAGGTGAAGTTACAAACTCTTCAAAAACCCAAATGATAGACGAATACCTTAATTTGTGTAAATTTTATCCAGTGACATATGGAGAGGGAAGTGCTCAAAATCCGGAACAAGGTAAAATAAATGCATTAAGAGAATTCATAGGATATGTAAAAGAAATGTCTGCAAAATTAAACAACAGAGCATTTTTCAAGAATGATGTAAAGAATTTTTTTGTACCCCAAATAGGATTTTCTGATGACGATCTTAGAAATATAGAAAAAATCAAAGGATTTCTAGAAAAAGAATATCCAGAAGAGAGTCCAGTAAAAGTTTTTGCAACACATGGAGGACAAAAAAAAGAAATAAAATAGAAATTATAATATTTATAATTAAAATAAACAACCTAGTGAACTAACTAGATAAAGAAATAAAATAAACTGAATAAAAGTAAATAGAAAATATGGCAGACTTACTAATGAAAATGCCGGTTCCTTATGAACCCAAAAGAAAAAATAGATTTATCCTCAGATTTCCTTCATCTTTGGGTATAAATGAGTGGTTTGTTGAGTCAACCTCAAGACCAAAAATAACTATCAATTCCGTTGCTATTCCGTTTTTGAATACTGAAACGTATGTTGCCGGTAAATTCAATTGGGACACTATTAACGTCACCTTTAGAGACCCGATTGGACCGTCAGCAGCTCAAGCACTGATGGAGTGGGTTAGATTACATGCGGAGTCCGTTACAGGTCGTATGGGTTATGCTGCGGGTTACAAAAAGGATATTGACCTTGAACTCTTAGACCCAACCGGTGTTGTGGTTGAAAAGTGGATCCTACAAGGTACGTTCCTTACTGATGTTAACTTTGATTCATTGGGGTATGGCGAAGACGGTCTTGCTACTATTACCGCAACACTTCGTCCTGATAGATGTATCCTTGTTTATTAAGTTTATAATTATATATTTGTAAGAGATATTGACTTTATTATATTTCAGTTTATTTTAACCTCGGAGCCAATCTCCGAGGTTTTTTATTATGGACACTTCAAAAATTTACGGACAAGAAAATTTCAACTTACCACACGATGTGGTTCCATTACCTTCACAAGGTAAATTTTATGATTCAGGGAAAAAATCACTAAAGGTCGGTTACCTTACGGCAGCAGATGAAAACCTATTAATGAGTCAAAACCTCAAGGATGTCAACAACATGATCATAACTCTACTGAGGAGTAAAATATATGAACCTGACATTCAACCAGAACAACTTTTGGAAGGAGACGCTGAGGCAATTTTAGTTTTTTTGAGAAACACTGCGTTTGGATCACAATACAAAATTAAAACAACGGACCCGAAAACAAATGAAATGTTTGAGACCGACATAAATTTGGATGAACTAAACTTCAAAAAGTTAGAAAAAGAACCTGATCAAAGTGGACATTTTACAATCAAACTCCCAAAATCAGGAAATGAAGTCAAAGTAAAATTACTAACTCTTGGAGATCAATTTGCTTTGAGAAAACTAAGAGACTCATATCCTTCGGGAATGGTGGTTCCAATAATCACAAAACGTTTGGAGATGAATATTGTCTCTATAGACGGAAA